CTTCTGAAACGATGAGGATGCACATTCTCAACTCCTGCTCTCTGCCCTATCTTTTTAACCATTACTTCAATATTCTGCTTTGTCATTCCCTCTTTATTTCTGTTTAAGAATAGATTTACATTGAGAATCCCTCTTGATTCTATATATTTTTTAAGCCAATACATTGCTCTATCGCTTATGTAAACTTTCCTCTCTTTTGCCCCTTTTCCATAAACAACAGCCTCATTTTTAATAAAATCAACATTATCTATTGTTAGAGCTGACACTTCACTTACTCGACATCCTGTTGTAAGTAAAAATTCAACAAGAGCCTTTTCCTTTATATTCTTACAACTACTTCTTAATTTTTCCACATCCGTGTCAGAAAATGGCTTTTTTATAATCTTATCTGCCTTAATCTTCTTAATACGTAGCATTGGATTTTTCAATATAAACTCTTCTGTGGATAGCCAGCTAAAAAATGCCGAAAGATAACGCCTCTGGTTGTCTAAAGAACTTTTACTTATCTTTTTTCTTTCCTGATATTCAGCGAGATACCTTCTAATATCTTTTGTAGTTATATCTCGTATATTTTTCCCTATGCCATTCAATGCAAGTCTAATAGCCAATAGATACTGATATATTGTTTTATCTGATTTTCCTTCCAGTTTTAATGATGATGCATACTGTCTAACTAAAATGAGGTTGCTGTCATCATATTCAGCAACCTCGTATTTTTTTACTTGTACTTCATATTTACATATAATTAAAGTCACAGCGTTATCAATCCTGCTTGCAGCATCACAGCCCAGCAATTCTGAAACCTTATTAAGTATCTCCATCCTCAATTGTTCTGTCATTTGTGTATACCTCGTTTTTTGATTAAGTATACACCTATATAAGAAGTATGCTAAACTCCGATAATGCGTTAAGCAAGAGTATACGTTTTTATAAAAATCCTGCCTATATTATTGTCGATGATGGAGCATTTGTTTTTTCAGATATTTACATTAACCAAGGTGATATTGTCTTTATGTCTGCCACATGCGCCACTACTCCATATGGCTCAATTGGAGTGTCTCTGTTTATGGGGAATTATGGCGGTATATCAACTAATGTTGTATCGACTAATAATATTGCCAAAGATAATGTTAAACTTTTTAGTGAAACTTCTTATGGTGGCAAATTACACTTACGCATAACAACTCAAGGAACAAAGCCATCTGGTAATAATCCATTAGTAGACGTATATGTTACGAGAATTTGTCCAAGAAGTTATTTTGTCTAAAATAATCCAATTATTTGCCAGTAAAGACCTGCATTAGTTTCGCTCGAAATAGAAGTGACAGATGTATCGGATGAATACCAAATTGATGTATAAACACGTTTGTCAAGATATACTTCCAATCCTATACTTCTGCCTACTGAGTTAAATGCCCTAAAAGCTGAAACTGGTAATGTAACTGAAGCGTAGATTCTTCCACTTGAATTCCTTAACCAAAATAGTAGCTCTTTATAATTTGTGATTGAATTGGCTAGATTCATTTGCGTAGGAGTCAATGATATTTTACTAGAGCCAAGTGATTTATATTCTTTTCTAGCATTTTCATTATCGGAGTTTAGCATACTTATTGCCCCCGTCACGCTTCCATCCCCAATGCCCGATATGTCAGTATTCCCCACCTTATCATACAAAGCTTTCAATACACTTGTCACATCGTCACCAGCGCTTGACAGATCTGTCTTGCCAAGCAACTTAATAATCTTCGCCACATTCCCAAACAGATTTTTGATAGTGGTAATCCCACTAACAACTTTCAACTCTGCAGGCTCCTCAAATTCAACCTTCGCATCAGCCAATGTAGCGTCAAAATCCCGCTTCATTATATATCCAGACATTTCGCCACCAAAACAGTCCCACTTAAGCGTGCCATTGTTTAACACTGCACATACATTAGTTCCTGATGGATAGTAGAAGTCTGCACCGCCAAGGAAATCTTCTGTTGTAGTGAACTCATTCGATACGTTGTACATCCATCCCCTTTTTACATCTGCCAAATCAGGTAACTCTTCAAAGGTTAGTGATCCACATGGTATCGTGCCACCATCAAGTCCTGCAGTTGCATTCTCGCATTTTTCGGCATATTTTGCACAAGCCTTTTCAGTATCTGCAGCATCCGACTTAATCTGTGATGTATCATCTCGTATTCCTTCCGTATCCGTCTTAAGCTGCTGTGTTTCTGCCTTGATAGCTTCTGTGTCAGATTTAATCTGCTGTATCTGAGGAATGGCGGTATCATATATTTCTGCCTTAACTGCTGCCACATCATCTTTTGCCTTATTCGCTGCTGCCTCAGCATTAGTTGTAGATGTAGCAGATGCCTTTGCAGCATTGACAGCATTATTGGAAGCTTCCGTGTTAGCTTCGACTTCGCTATTAATGGCATCTATTCCATTATATATTGAGCTTCTTACATCTTTGCCAAAGCGGGCTTCCATTATCTTTTTTAAATACTCAGCAATGTTTGCCATAGACTATACCTCCACATTCTCTTCAACGTACTTTCTTAGTATCTCGATAGCACTCTTTACATTCTGGTCCTTCACAACCAGAGCAGCCCTTCTCAATGAAGATGTAGTCTGCCCTGATTCATCAACCACATTATATGTAACATTAACCTTATCACTGTTTCCCGAAGGAAATGTGACAGCTCCTTTTATCTGTATCATGTATTAGTCCTCCTGCTCATTAATAATCTTCTTTGCATGATTTTCCAGCACGTCTATAGCCGCTAATACATCCGCATCTGTCACAACTCGGTTAACACGCTTATTAATCGCTGTAGCTGTACCTTCATTATTAACCTCATCATAACTCATAGCTATTCTTTTAAAGCTACCATCTGTAGCTACTGCAACCGTCTTTAAATTCTTCATGCACTTGCCTCCAAATTCTGAATCATATCATCAAGAGCCTTATCAACATTCATAGCTGCTAAAGTCAGCTCTCTAATCAAATCATTTTCTGTCTGCTCATCAACTACAGTAATATCATCAACATATGACTGTATTATTGTAATATCATCTATCTCAGCCTTAGCCTTATCAAAGACCTCTAGCCGCTGTAAATTACCATCAAGCTGTACTGCTTTTATCTCCCACGCAAAGCATGTATTAGGAGTACCTCTAACCATAAAATAATTATTCTCTCTTAAATCAACATATACAGGCTCTTTACTGTATGACTGCAAAAACACCTGATACTGAATTTTTAAATCTATAGTTTCCGCAAATATATCATCCAAAGCAACTATGCAAATTCCATCATCATCCGTTATACCTTCTCCAATATCTGCAAAATAAGGTGTCGGGGTTTCATAAGCATATAATTTACGTGCTCCATAATTTTTCGTATTAACAGCTCTATTCTTCTTGCCTTCAACAACTAAATTCCCTTCAACCACGCAGTCACCGCCATCTCCAACCTGTAATCCTTTGTTGCCAGCCCAAACATAATCAGCATATACCTGACTCCATCCTTTATCACTGCTGCCAAGCGTTGGATATCCCACTGGGATAATATCTGACGAACTTACCTGTAACCCGTGCCCTGCTGACGATACTAATTGCGTAGTTGAAGAATTTCCTTTGACGGATAAACTTGTTAATGTACTTCCACCACCAGATACACTGGATGATGCTGATAAAGTATCAGAACTTACCTTTGAAGAACTAATTGTAGTGTAAGTTCCTGAAAGACTGCTTTGATTAATCTTCAATCCACCAATATCTCCATCTGCAGCATGCATATATCCCTTTTCAGTTACATAGAAATTATCAGATGTATCATTAAAAGAAACGCCCTTTATCTTGCCTTTTTTAACATCAAGTCCTGTCACACCAAGTTCAGCTATGAGAGTACCCTCAGCATCGTATATTTCAATTTTGCCATCACCATTATTCTTACCGCCAGCTTTAAATACACCACCATGAATCCTGCTTGCAGACATTCCTCCCGAAGTAATGAAATCCGCTACTATCTGTCCGTCCATAGTCATTGCAAGCCCATACGTTCCATTGATACCTGTACTTGAAAAGCCTAATCCATTAATGTTCCATCTCCAGACTCTTTTAGCCTTTTCCGGCACATTAGAATCCATGATATACAACTCCGATGTTGTTTTATAGACGTAACCGCCCATTGCAGATGTAATAAGAGCTGTTGCATTCTTCTTAGCAGATTCAAGTATAGAACTCGCCGGAGTTATGCTCTCAATTGCTGCAAGCACTTCCGTATATGTTGTGGCTGTTCTAGCTGTTAACGTCTTTTTCTGGCTTATGCCAAGCTCCAGCGTATCATTTTCAGGATTCCACAGGTTAAATGTCTGCTTGGCTATTGGCATCCACTTATCCAGTCCATGAGGCTTAGATATAACCTGTACATCATAGTTTAGCTTAAATCTGTCCTGTTCTTCAATCCATGACAAATCAAACGCTTTTAGCGATATTACAAGGTTTGCAAACTGTGTATCTGATAAATACGTTCTACCCTTTGATAAAAGCTTGCTTGCTGTAGTTACATTATCAAATATAACTGTAGCACTTATTTTTCCATACGTGTCTGCTGCCTCACTGATAAGATAATCCTTGCCATTGTTGACACTTTCAATCGTAAGTCTGGTATCTAATCCCTCAACTGCTGACTGCTCAAGCTTCTGTCCTAGCGGAATAACCACTGTAGCAATCTCTGTCATATCAATATTGTCACTGTAATCCAGTAGATTCTCTCCCAGTCTGATAGGCTGCGTACATTTTCCAATGGAATCTGCAAGATAATCCAGATACCTCACGCCATTTTCATGACGTATATTGAGATATCCACCAAAATCATCTACCAAATCCTCTTTAAGTTCTGTCATGGTGCTGTTATTATTGGTAAAACAATATATGTAGTCGTTTGAATCCTTGACAGTAACTACACCAACTGTAAACCGCTTCCATTCATCCACCTGAGCATTGTGTGATGCAACATAACTTTCCAGCAACTGCCTCACACTAACCCCCTGATACTTCTTAGGACGTTGAATAGAATCATTAAAATATGTCAGCTCACCTTCACATTCGACAGTCTTTTGCTTGTAGAAATTTTTGCTGACCTTCATACATGGTCCTGCAAATGTAGGTTCTTTTTCACCATCCCTGTACACCTCGACCACAGAACGCCGCTCTATTATGTCATCATATCTTGGATGCCCCGGCGGCACTGTGAACTTAAAAGTTCCTGCCTTATTTCTCTCAATTGATACGACAGGATTACTTATTGCAAGCTCTTCCGCTTGTGGTGTACAAAACAATGTTCCATCAAGATAAATCTTATACATTACAATATGCCTCCTGTGTAACTTATCTCTACACTTCCATTGCCCTTGAATGTCAAGGTATTAATCCCGGATGCCAGAATCATGTCATATAAGACATTTTTACCAGCTTTTAATGTAAATGTGCTGTTGCCATATAAAACCGTCATATCAGCCGATACAGCTATTGTAGGATATGTCTCCTTGTCCATTCCCTTAACCAACGATTCATATGTTCCATCCACATCAAACTTCATATCAGATATAAAGCCCTCTTCAAAATCAAACGTATCCCACAGCCATTCTCCATCTTCAAGAGATGCATCAAGCTTATAAGGATCCATGTTCCCGATTACCTCAAATTCTCCTGTACTCTTATTAACAGAAGGATTATTAACGCTTAAACGGCCTATGTAGTAGTATGCTATATCATCATCAAAAACCACCTTCATGCGCTTTCCATGCAGATAGTTTTCAACCTCGCTTATCTTTGTCCATATATCTTCAAACTTCTCCATGAGCTTGAATTTAATCGTAATAGTTCTATTGCCATATTTAACCGAACCGGTTAGCACCTCTGTCAAATCAATATCACCATCTCTCATAGGCACAGTCAAAAATTTTGACTGCACCTCTGGCTGAGAGATTACTTTACTTTTCATCAACAGGTTAAAATCAGAATAGGAGTGTTTATCTCCTATTGTTACGCCCTGCAACATTGATTACACACTCCTTCCTTCTCCTACTACCATATCCCCTAAAGCCTCATCCATCTTCTCAACAAGACCACCAACAAGCTCACCTGAATCAAGGACAACTTTAAGATTCTTTAGATATTCCAGAATGGCAATAAGTACATCCCTAATTGAATTATCCTTGTTAGAAACTTCTCCAGATGTACCAGTATTAACATTTGCATTAACCTCTGCCGTATACTTTCCTAATTCATCCATTTGTGAAGATACGTCTTTCAATATGCTTCCATTAGCCAAATCATCAATACCATTCTCAAAGCCCTCAACACAGTATTCACCAATCTGAGCAAATACCTTAGATGGTGAATGAATACCGAATATACTTTTAACGCCATCGACTAAATCTCGACCTAAATTTTTGACATTGCTAACCAAATTTCCCCAGGTATTTCGGATTCCCTGCCACAGACCTTCTACAAGCTGAAATCCCACATCAACCATGCTCTCAATTGCACCCGTTAATGCACGTAAAAATGCCGCTATCAACTCGCCAGCCGCCACAACCAGTGATGGTATAGAACTAACCAGTGCCCCTGACAATTCAACGACTAACTTAATTCCAGTTCCTGCTATCTGTGGAAGATTTTTCAGAATTGCCGATATTAAATCACTGATTAATATTGGGGCTTTACTAATCAAAATTGGTAATGCTTGTATCAATCCTTCTGCCAAAGATGTTATCAACTGTAAGGCTGCACTAATCAATTTATCCGAATTAGCAAGCAGCTCCTGTGCAAATGTTATAATTGCCTGAAGTCCAACTGGAATAAGTTTAGGGATAGAATTTGATAATCCACTCGCCAAAGACTGTATGATGGTCAGTGCAGTTGATGTAATAGACGGCATTGCATTTGTCAATCCCTGAACAAAATTGACTATAATATCTGTTCCAATCTCCAGCACTACAGGAATGCCACTAATCAACCCTTGTGTTATGTACGTGGCTATAGATGCTCCCAACTCCATTATTGCCGGCATATTCTCATCAAACATAGCTTTTAGCGACATACCTATGTTTATCAAGCCTTCTAACAATGCTGGAGCATTATCAATAACCCCCTGTAGCAATGCACCAGCCATTGCAGCTCCTGTTAGTACAAGATCAGGCAGTATACTGCTTGCTATAACTGGTATTTCAGCAACTATCATTGGTAATAATTCATTAACCAACTGTCCCACGCCAGCTATTGCAAGCTCAACTCGTGGGATTACATTGCTCGCCGCTGTCTTTACCGAATCAACAAATTCTTCAACCTTTGCCTGTATAGGAAGTTCTTCGCTCTCATCTGCTGCCAGAGCTGTGGTCAGGTTTTTCCACGCTGCCTTTGCCATAGCCATTGAACCGCTGATTGTAGATGCCGCCTCCTTGGCTGTTGTACCCGTAATACCCATATTGGTCTGTACATCATGAATTGCGTTAACAATATCAGCAAAGCTGTCAATCGAATACTCCGTATAATTACCCTGTGCAGCATTCAGCTCATTAGCATCTTTTATAAGACGCTCCATCTCTTCCTTGGTACCGCCATATCCAAGCTTCAGGTTATCAAGCATGGTATAATTCTGCTTTGAGAAGCCATTATACGCATTCTGGATACTCTCCATCTGCGTACCCATCTTGTTGGCATTATCAGCCATATCGGTAATAGCCATATCAGCAGCATTAGCCGCCGCTGTCGTATCACCTTCAAGTGATGATGCCAATGCAGCCGCAAAACTTGTCGCTGTCTCCATGTATTCATTCATGGATAAGCCAACTGTCTTATATGCTTCCTCTGCGTTATTAGCAACTATCCTCTGTCCTGTTGTAAGACGTAACCAGTCATCTAAAGCCTCATCCGTAGTTCTTCCTGTTGACTCTGCAAACTCTTCAAGTGTCTGCTGTGTCCCAGAATATAATGTCTCAACACCACCAATAAGCTGCTCATAATCTGCGACACTCGATACAGCCATCTTAGTAAGTGCTGCAACTGCCGTTGTACCAGCTCCTATTGCAGCCGCTCCAAGCTTAGAAGCTGTAGCAAGTGCCTTAGATGCCATACTCCCCATCTTGTAGAATGTCTCACCCATCTTGCTTGTCCAAGACTTGCCCTTGCTTTCAGATTCGTCCAATCCTTTATCATAATTAGTCTTATCAAGATGGATAGCTGCTGCCAAATCAAATACATTCATACTTTAATCCACACCTCTCTATCACATCTCTTGCTATTTCATCACCTGTCCTGTCATCCAATATCTCTTCATGCGTTGGATTGACCAAATCAGCATACCGCTTGACCAAGGCTTTGCCCTGTCCGGCAAAATACAGGGAATCAGTTACATATATCCTGTATGCCCTCTCTTCGTCAGCCACATTAAATCTGGCTACAAGGTATCTGATAAATGGCTTTAGTTCTCTTTTTCCTTTGTAATCCCCGTAAGCAAGCCAGAAGCACTCAATCCCGTGTTCTCGACCTGCGAGCTGAAAAAAGATATCAGTTCCTCATCATTAAGCATTGTCATTGTCTCAATCAAAATGGAGCCAAGCGAAGCTGTCTTAACATATTCTTCATATGTCATCTGATTGAGTACTGCGAGAACCTCAACAACATTCTTTTTATGCTTTTTAAGTAAATCCTTTGCAATCAACAGCTTTGGTTTCTTCTTTTCAACTGCGTCCTTAATATCTGGATCTGCGAGTATATCACTAACCGGCTCGATAAGATTTGCCAGAGTGTCAATCGCCGCTTCACCTTTAATCTCACTTAATAACATGTTCTTCCTCCTACTTCTCTACACTCTTAGTGCTCTCGTCTGCCACCTGTTCTTTATTAACTACAGTTTCTGTATCAGCCTGTTCTCCTGATACATTGGCTGTCTCTGCCTCGCCAGCCTTGACATATATCTCAAATGGCACAAGGTTCTGGTCTGCAAGCGAATAATGCGCTGTGTACTCAAACGCAAACTGACCTTTACACTTGTCACTAGATTTTACCTGATACCCACCTGTTGATAATGCACTTATAAGATGGATGGCGCAGAAGCCTCCGTTATTTTCACCATTCATGTCAGAATAGTCGCCGACCCACCAGATATCACCAAAGTCGCTCGCTTCAAGAGTGTTTCTTGGCTTAACATGGGTCTCATCTGTACTGTCAATATCTGCCGCTCCTAATAAGCTCCTGGCGCTCTTGGCTGTTGTAGTCAAGTATGTTCCTGACATCTTTGCTTCCCATGAGTCAAGCTTTTTAAGCTCCTTTACATTCTTAGGGCAGTTGTCGATATCATCCCCTAAGTCTGTGTATGTAGGTGTCGCTGTGAACGAACACCCTCCCGTTGTAGCTCCAAGCAATTCGCCTATTGCACCTGTTGCTGGAGTAAACGAATCAACCAAAATTCCCGCATTCATCTGAAGCTCTTTGAATGTGTCTTCGGGAAGTCGTGTAAACTTCATAATGTTGTCTCCTTCCTAATCATCCAAGATGATTAACCTCAATATTAATCTGTCTCAATTTAATAGTCTTGTCATCCTGTGCTGTCGCATTAACACACCATGGAGTACCAGGAACCAGCCACGCACTACCTCCATCAAACAATATGAGCTTGCCGCCATGCGATAAAGCCTCTTTAAGTTCCTTCGCTTTTCTGTTAGGTTCTGCTTCTGAATTGGTCTTAAACCACATCTGCACAGTGCAGGACGTAATGGTGTCAAACATTCCATCCTGCACTGAGTACGTCATATATGGATATGATGCATTATCTGGAACATTGGTGTTCGGATATGCTTTCATGAACGTATTGAAAAACTTATTCAGTGCTGCTTCCTTCGTCATGCGTTACCTCCCATTTTTCAGCCGAAACCTGTGATATATTAATTCTTGAACACTCTGGACTTGTCTTATCTCCCTTATCAGATGTAACCCTGAATATTCTTCCATCTGACAGCCTCTTAATGACATCATGGAAAGCAAGAGATACCTCTTTCCCTGTGGTTACTGTGTATACACTTGTCACACCTTCCTTTTCAGCTATCTTTGCTGTATTTGAGGTGTCACGCACTATAACCGCCTGAAAAGCTTCTCCCTCTTTCCATTCTGTCTTATATCCACCTTCTCCATCATCTGTGCGTACACACTCTATACGTACACACGGAATCATCATCTGCTCGTATAACCTCATATCTTCCTCCATACATTAAGTCTTGATTTGAATACATCCTGCCACCCAGCTATATTGCCAGCCTTGTTAGTGGCTCTCGTATACGAATATCCTCCAAAGGATTCACTCTGATATGGTCCTTTGTTCGCATCATTAGCCTCGTAGCCTTCAATATCAGCTACGAGGGCTAAAAATGCTTTAGGAGGAGCTAATATAGTTATGACACCTCTAAAGGTCTCATCTGACAATCCTGACAACGGATATTGGTACACTCCGTCATTCATGGTAGAACCCTCTATGTAGACATATTGTCCATCCTTGACAAATGGCAGGTTCAGGACTCCATCTGTGATGGCAAATGTACCTTCCTCACATTTATCTGTAGGAAAAAAATTATGTATATGTCTCATCACTTCGTACAGCATCCCAAACCTCCATCTTAATTACTCTTTTTACTGCGCTTAGGTTTATCTGTCTGTTGCGCCGGTGCAACTTCGACATCTGACAAAACATCATCTGATTCTTCATCTGATGTAATCTCATCCAAATTCTCATCTACAGGCTCAACAGGTCTTGGCATTTCATATCCAGCGGCAAGGAAGAGCTTTAACTGCTCTTCGCTTGTGCACACCATCTTTACCCCTTTACGTTCAACTATCTCTCTCATAAACATCACGCTTTCTGGACTACAGCCGCAAGATTAGCATCAAGGAGCTTGACGCCACAGAGCATATCAAGGGACATGATCTGCCTCTTTGTAGTTATGTCATAACCCTGCATGACACGGATTCCAAAACCATCATAGTTTTCAATGTATCCGTCAGCCTTTTCGCTTGGAATCTCAAGCGGACGTGTTACAAGTGCAAATGCATTCTTGTGGAACGCTAAAGCAAGTGGATCGCTTGTTGCTGATGCAGTTTCAATATTCTGGTCAACGTAGAAGTCCATGCCAAATTTTCTACCAAGTGAAGCCTCTCTAAGAGCTGTTCCGTTATCACCTACCTGTGATGCATTAGTGAAAAGATCCGTCAATAACAGCTCCGCCTCTACATCTGCGTTGTACACATAGTTTCTGTTGGTCAGAGGTACCGCATTAGTTGTAAGATACTTTCTTGCCGCCACGATATCCGCTCTTGAACCAGATGTATTAACTCTGTTGGTAACACTCGCCTGAAGCCCGATAAGATACTTATCAACCTTGTCTGCAAATGCTTTCATTGCTGGAATGATGAACTGATCTGAAAAGTTCGCAATATCAAGAGCAAGCTCCTTTGATGTAACAGCGAACGAAACATCAAGATGCTTATCCATCTTGATTTCAACCGGAGTTTCTGTCGCATCCTGAAGCTCAATCTTACTTTCAAACTCCTTTGCCTCAAATGTAGCTGGCTTCTTGATTGTGATTGTGTCGCCCACTCCCTTGACAAATTCCTTTGAATAATCTCTGTGTACCAGGTTTGCCATGACTGCATTCTTTCTAAACTGATAGAGTGCTTCCTTGGCAATGATATTAGGTGTTAATACTGTGTTTGCCATTCTTTATCCTCACTTTCCTTCTCTGGCTTTTGCATAATCAGCCATTGACATCTTTTCATAATCAGAGCCAGCACCACCATTGTCATTGTTTGGAGGGGTCTTAGTGTCCGCTCCTGTCTGCTGCTGTGTTGTGATGAAATCCTTCCACTCATTCTTGGCGGCTTCCTTCATCTTGTCTGATTCCTCAAATTTGCCATCCTTAATCTTGAACTCATCCACATTTGTGACCTTAAGGATTGAATCTATACGATTCTCTGATACTCCAATCTCTTTCAGAAGAGCTCTATATGCGTCCTGCTTGCCTTTCTTCGCATCTGCTGCCGCCAAGTCCTTCTTATAGTCCTCAAATGCTTTGTGTTCTGTTTCATACTTGACTTTCCAATCATCTGCTTCTGATGGATTAGCCTTTAATTCGTCCAACTCCTTCTGGACCCCTGGAAGCTTCTCAGCATCCACCTTGTACTTGTCTCTCGATTCTTTGAGAGCATCAACCGTCTCCGCGTGAGCCTCGATAATTGCTGACACCTGTTCATCAGTCAATCCCATACCCTTTAACATTGATCTTGTTAACATGTTTAAATCTCCTTTTCTTCGTTCACAGTTCTTCGTGATTAGATTTAATTAATAAATATCACAAGAAAAGGGGCATGTTTCGTGAACATGTCCCTTGAAGCAAAAAAATAAGAGATAGCATATTGCTATCCCTTTAACACATCTTTGATTATTCGTTTGTATTCGTCCGCATGATCTGCAACCGCTGGCTTTAAGTATGGCTGTGCCTTTTGACCTGGTATACTCGGAGTACCACCCTGATAAAACGAACCTGTTCCAAGCTCAACATATGGAGCATATTCTACATTAGTGCCTATATATGCCGCCTTTTCATCTGACTGCACCTTATTACTGATACTGTTTCTCAGATTGCCAGTATCAACCGGACATTTATCTTTAGCATACCCTTCTGCCACAATCCCACACATTTCAAGTGCTTTTATAACCTGCTCCTCTGCTGCCGCTTGAAATTCTTTTTTTCTGCTTATGAATCCTGCTATAATTACCACCTCTTACACTACAGCATCAATTATTCCTTTTGCAATGTTTGATGCCTTTTTCATCATGCTGTTTTCTTCAAGATACTCTAATCCTTTAAGCGTTATCCTTGGATATTCCACTGTAATATATGGCATAGGCATGTTGTCAATTTCAACCACATCTACACCTTTTATATATCCGCTTTCCACAAGCATAAGCATAATTTTATTCCACCTTGCCTTGGTTATGCCTAACGTCTCCGCTGATATAGTCCTGCTGTCAAATTCTTCAAAATCCATTGAACGCTGCAATGTTTTAAGGATTTTATATATTATTTTCATATCTTCTGACATTCTGTACACCTTCCTTTCACTTATTCCCCATTGAATAAAACTTCTTACTTCTCATCTTTACATATTCATTTATTTCATTTTGTTTTTCTTTAGGCATACGCTGCCATTGTGATTCACGAATAAATGAGCATGAAGAAATATTGTCAGGGATAAATTCCTTTTTCATTGGTGGTTCAACAGCATGACACAATTCAGGATTTTTATCCTTAAAATGACATTCTCCACAAATTGATTTTATATTTATATTATTCCATGAAAACTCACTCATTCAATACCACCTCACACCATACTTTCAAATCTTTTTCATCAGGAAAAAGTTTGTTATCCCTATACTCTGCCTTAATTATCCGATATAAATATCCTTTTTGCAATAAAAATTCTTTTTCAAGTTCATTGTGTGCTTCATGTGCTATATATGCCCCATGCGTGCCTTTTGGAACTTTTATGAACAATTCAGCCTGACTTTGTCCAATGCCACTAAAACCGCCTTCTTTTAATGGTGATGTCGCAACGAATCCTGAATCCGAAAATTCCTGACCGACCAAAACCATCGGGTCACTCTTCCAGTCACCTTTCATTTTTTCAAAAATATGTTTCGTGCCTGTTCCCCTATGTACAATTATCTCTTCCGTAGTTGTAATCTTATTTAGCACAGATTCAATATTTTTTGCTGCATTCTTAGAAATATCATCAACATTTATACCAAATCTTAAGTAACGATTAATATTCGCATAAGTTTCACCACTCCAAAGATTTAAAGCACTTAACTCTGCATCTGTTGCTACATCTAACAATTGATTAGCGAACGAATTCATTGTTGTTTCTGACTGCATATTCATAACTGTTTCCCAGTTATCAGCACTCTTTGACATTTCAGATAATAATTCTTTCTCCGATTTATTTGATAACTTTTGTAATTCAGCCCACTTGACCATGTCATCAGTAGTACCATTTATCATAATATTAGACAGATTACCATATTTTTTCAAAAGCTCTATCTGTTTGCTTACAGCTTCCTGTTGTGGTGTTATCGTAGATTCAGCTTTCTTCCCTTCCAGCCATGCCTTATAATCCGCTTCTGTGTTCTTACTCTCTATAGTGTCCCCATTATACTTAGGCAGTATTTTAATAAGCGTACATCGGCAATTATAGACTTCACTACCTCTTCCTTGTGGGTCTCCTGGATAGCGGCAGCCATTCGGGAATGTCTCGCCTGGCTTAATCCTTACTCCATCAAGATTAGCATGTGAGTCTCTTACCCTGCCATCATGAGCAGAACGCCATTGCAGCAATACCTCAATTCCCATCTCCTGAAGCTTTCTGCATGATTCAATCACACCTGCGTTCTGTGCGCTTGTAACTGCTGTACGTGCATTTCTTATAGCAGCGTTCCTATTACTTCCCATAACACCAAGAAATGCATCCGTAAGCTCTGGCACGCTCTGCCCCTGCAATATTCCACTTGTAAGGGCTGCCTGGATCTTATGCTGATTCCATGCATAATCACGCTTTCGGTTCACACGCAACACTCTGAACTCAGTGTGATTTTTACCTTCCAGAAGCTCCTTGACTGCATGCTCATTGTATATATTAAACGCCACACCCTTACCGACCTTCTTCTCTATCTCGTATGCAGAGAAATTATGGTTGAATCCGAATATACCTGCAGTCTTTCTATTAACTATGTTAGCAGCCATCTCATTAGTTTTGGTTATGCTGTCTGCAAGGTCATCACGCACAGCTTCCCAACGCTTGCCACGTCCTATCTGTGCAAGTCTCCACTGCTTATAATGTTCTTCATGTGTCATCCATGCAGATGCACCCTCCAGCTTAGGATATGTACCATCTTTTAAGGCTTCACGCATCTTCTTATCACGTTCCTCGAATATTCCGAAATACTTCGCCGCTTTCATCTGAACACTTTTATAAGCTTGTCTGTATTCTCTTGTGATAGCCCTTTCAAGCCCTATAAGCTCCTCTTCTGTCTTATCCTCTGCATACCCCATACAATTTACTCCTTATTGTCTTTCGGCTCTGTATCGTTATTCTGCACATTCACAGTGCTATCCTGTAAATCTTCATCCGTATTATCATCTTCAAACTGGCTTACTTCCATCTCTTTTCTGCCCTTAATAACCTCGTCTGCCTCTTCTGGCGTAAGAAATGGCAGTTTTTTAATAAGCATGTCATCTGTCAGATAGTTGGCGGCGGACAATATCATCTGTGTCTGTTCGGTCTGATTAATCATCCTGTTCCACACATAGCTTGGCTCATCATCAATCTGTGCCAATTCTAGGATTTTCTGGACAAAGTCAATTATGAAATACTCAAAGTCAGCACACTTATTATCCATAGCCTGAAATGCCGCCTTTATCTCCTGTGTTGTCTTGGCTGCTGCCGATAATGCCTTGATATCAACCGACTGGAAGTCCTCATACAAATCGCTTCTCAAAAGGTCAAGCATAGTCTTCCTTGCCTCTGTAGGTATATTTGCCTCCTGCGCTGTCGCTGTCACTCCATCCTCACTATCTAAGCTTGCAGTATGAGTTGTCTTAAGCCTCTGGATAAATCTTGCAAGGTCAGTGTCATCCATTCCACCTGCGTTTTCTACTATCCAAAAAAAGCCATCTAAATCGTCTATATTATTAGCAAATCCCGACTTTACAAGGTCATAACAGTCAATAGCCTCTCTATGTCCTACAAGCTCACTTTCGTGACTGTCATTTGCATATAGGCAGACAATAGGCAGACTCGTGTAATTCTCGCCTATTTCTTCCAGAATCCCATCCGCTTTAGTAGATATCCTGTTAATCTTATATGCTCTTTTAGCCTGTACAACCTCAGGCTCACCGTTCTCCTTCTGGCGGTACTCTGTATATCCATCCTCTTCATACAAAGTCATCATGTAGAGCATGTCGTTTCCGACCTTCTTATGCCAAAAACGCACACCTGCCATAAGTTTGCTGTTCTCTTCTGAATACAGCGGACAGAATCCCGGTTCTGCTGGCGTGTCAGCGAACCCAAACACTTCAAGATGGTCTACATTCCAGAATCCAAATGCCCTGCCTCCTGCCATAGCCCTTTTTGCCGCTGTAATCAGCTTAAAATCAAAGTCTTTCCCCAGCTTATCCTTGTTATTTGCGTTCTGAAGAATTGTTCCGTTGCCAAGCACATACTGAACCTGCTGTTGTACAAACCTTCTGAAAAACGTTGTTTTAAGCTTGTAATTAGCTGATATAAGATCTGGTATCTGTCTGCCCGTAACTGTGTACAAGAACTTCTGGAAACGCTCAATAGTCAAATTATGCTTGTTATAATACGCTTCACCGGCAACAGCCTCATCATATTCCTTACTGCCCTTAAATTCATTGACTGCCTCTCTACAGAACAAAGCTTTACTCCTGTCATCCTGTCCTGCATTTAATAAATCCTGATATGTCTTCATCCTCTACCTCCTACAACATAAATAAACCATCTTCCTGCTGTGCCTGTGTCTTATCTCTTTTAACCAGCCTCATTGTTCTTACAAAATATCTCGTTGCATCCATACAATGGTCTGATAACTTTATTGGCTTATCCTCTCCTCTGTCTGCTGCCTTTGAATCCCATGCATATGACTCATATTCTTCGGCTGTATGATTGCATGATGGGTCTATAGACAGCCTTTCTTCTGACAACATAGTCTGCACATCACTTATTCCATCCACAACATCATTGTCCGCCGACAATACCTTGTAGCCACGTCTTTTCAGCTCTGCTTTCATAGCTGCTGCCGATGGATCAATAATCACTGCTTTAGGCTTTCTATTACCACACAGCTCATCCAGGGCATCTGCAAGCTCCTTGACTGTCTTCTGTCTCTTTTCATCTCTTCCCGAGTATACTGACTCTGCTGCCTCGTGCCATCTGTTCGTATCTTTAATCCTGTGCCACTTAAGCCACACATTAGCGTTTTGGATACCGAAGTCGCTTGATATGTAAAATTCCTGTTCAAGCTGTTCTGGCGGTATTCTGATAACATGCTTTTTTCTACTAAACATGTCATATATAATGCCTTCCGCAACTACCCACAGCCCTAATATGTACCGCTTGAAGAACACTCCGGCATATTGCTTTGAATACCTGATTTTAATAGCTTTGCTTAATGTCAGGTTATCCGCCATCGTGAAATGCAGATACACTAATCTCTTTTCCCTGCACTTATTAATCCAATTCTGCTTGAACCAGTGATGTGGTCCTTGCGGATTACAGTTAAACCACCATTTTGAACCATCTACAGAACATCTGGCTGTTGCCTGATTGACAAATGATTCTGGCATTAAGGCAACCTCGTCACAGAAAAGCCCTGCAAGAGTAATACCCTGTATCAAGTCCTGCGAACGCTCGTCTTTACCACCAAATATGTAAAACATGTTGGCTCTGCTGCCTTTGGATATTACAATCAGGTTCTCGCTCTTGCGTTCTGTCACCACGAAGCCTCTGGCTCTTAACTGTTTCTTTAATGTTGCAAGAACATTTCTTCTGAATGATTCAATGGTCTTTCCGCACATTCCAAAATTCTGTCTGTCAAACGTACTCATAGCCCACATGACAAATGAAAAACCCATGCTGACACTTTTGCCAGAACGGATAGAACCATCCGCTATAATGCCCTCATATCCTGCATATCTGCTCTTAGGTCTCCACCATGTCAAGACCATCTTCTGTTTCTTTGACAGTTTTCCCCACTTGAATTCAGCTATCTTCATTCTCATCCTCCAGCATCCAGCTATCGTCTTCCATATCTTCTATCTGTGCATCTAATGCAGCTAATAATCCATCATCCTCATAAGCCTCCTCATTAACTGCCACAGGTTTATCACGCCACTTATCAGGTCGTCGGTTCTTAAGCCAGAATATCTGGGCGGTTGTATCTGGAATAACCTCTTTTACAACTTCCTTTGTAATCGCCATAAATCCTGAATTCAAACGCTCCTTAGTCGTTTCTTTGTACTTATATCCTAATGCCCTTCTGAGCAACGCATTTTCCACCTGTATATCAACAATTTCTTTGTTCCTTTTTAAGGTGTCCGAAATGTCCGAATACTTTTTCTTCCATTCGTTCAATGTACTACGTGATATTCCCATATTATGGGCTATCTGCTCATCCGTCAGTCCATCACGCGCCCAGCCACCTAGAAGCGTTAGTTTTTCCTTAGTTAGCCACTCTTCATACTTTCCTTTTGCCATATTCCACCTCTAATTTTCTTTATAGAGGTCTCCCTCAATATAAAAAAATCCCACAGCTATTAACTGTGGGATGCTTCAAGTTATCCACAGTATCTTAGATAACTTGATTATTACATTCTAAAATGCGCTTGTTTCGTGAACTATATATTGAATCCTGCCCTTTGTCCGACTTTTTTAACAAATTCGCTTATCCATGGGTACACGGAATCGACTGCATAATTGACCTTGACTGCTGCCCCAAGAATTGTATCAGTCTTATCAAATAGTACCATCTTGATAACTTTAAGCTTGGTATCTCCATTGTCCTGCTGCCTGAACTCCTCTATCGTCTGTTCTATCGCCGACTGATACATCAATTCCTGCACACAGCTACACTCTATCGGATATCTTTTGCACATGTCTTTTACCTGACCATACCAATAAACCCTCGACAATATCTAATCACCACCTCATATACTACCTACTTCCCTCATTACATCCATCATCTTTGGAAACTGCTTTGCTAACCATTGCACTAACAATTCATCACCACGATACTCGTCCAATCCTGCTTCATTGAAAAATGCATGTACTAATTCATGTCTCATAACTTCTTTAAATGCTGCACTCTTTTCAGCCGGTGATGCAGCCTCGTCTAATATATCATCCTTATCTTTGACATATATAGCTTTATTATAATTCTCACACTGCCCGACATTGCCCTTATCCACTTTACTGCTATCAGCAGCAACTATGTATCTGGTGCCAAGAATATTAACTGTCTGCTCCATCGTCGTTCTCCTCTCTCATATTAGCAGCTATGCTTATAAAGCACTTTCCAGTTTCATCAAATATGTCTGCAATTATATTAATAACTGATTTAACAACCTTAGGTAATACCTCGATTACCATTGATGCAGTTTTAGCAAGTTCCTTAGATGCCCTGCTCCTGTCTTCCATTGTTGATGGATTATGTCCATATCTTTTCTTGTACGCTTTTTTCCACTGTCTATGGTTCATTCCACTTCACTCTCCTTTGGAAATACAAAATATTTATTGCTTATGGCAGCTATTTCAGAACGCCCTAGCGTTAACACATATTTATCCTCATTTGCCTTTCTAAGCATTGACATAACCTTTTCAGCTATCTCTTCTGTTGAATACGTTGCCATATCAGCTAACATTCTTCCCTCAGCACTGAATATCCGAATACAATAACATTTTTCATCCGTATACTGCCCTTCTCTTCTTTCTTTTCTAATTGTCACTATATTTCCATCATATTCTATGTCTGTATCTCGATCCTGACTTATTAATCTCATATCACTTCACCTATCCTTTTTCCTCGCTAATCAATCCACTATTTTTCAAAAGAGCAAACTCCATTGCATTCATATCAACATCATCACGCTGAGAAAAATTATTAAAACGATTTTGAGATTTTTTTGAAGTTTTTTTATTATTTTTGTAATCCTCTTCACACCATTTTTTAATCGTTTTGAAATTAAAAGCATTTTTATATTGCTTCGCTCTTTCGATTTTTTCGTCAACAAAATCCTTGCCATAAATGCGTATAAGCTCATGATATTCCGCATCAGTCATTGGAGTAATGCCAGTATTTAAGCCATTTGATGGTATATCAATATCTGTGTGTGTGCTGCCACCAGAAGGGTGCAAAGAACCAGGCGCATTATTAATATTATTATTAACACACACACTATTCTTTATCTTATTCTCTTTCTTATTCTCTTCTGAAACAGCGACATAAGACGATTGTGTCGTCTGACAGTCGTCTGACATTGACGACTGTGTCGTCATATAATCGTCTGACAATCGTCTGACATCTGCGATTTTTTCTTTCTGTTCTTCTCGTCTGCCACGCTGATACATCTTGTCCCTCTCTTTCTTCTTTTCATAAGAATCCAGAGATTGATGTTTATTCCAGTTAGGAATTGTGATAACCCCATCTATGACCTCAATCATGCCAAATTGCTCAAAAGCCTGTAATGCTGTTTTTACAGTAGATATCTTGCATTTTAAAACTGCCGCAAGCATCTTATCTGTATAAGCAAGTCCATTACTCAATGCGAATACACCATTGTTATTCATCTTTCCAGCTAAACATAAGAGTTTTATCCACACGATCATGATTGAATCGCCCTTCGGCAAATCACTTATTAAAATCATTTTTTCATCATCAAAGATGTCTACCGCAATCTTAATCCACTTAACATCAGCCATTGCATTCATCCTCACATATCTCTTTTTCCTCATATGGTTCAGGCTTAACCTTGTACATCCATGCAACAACCTTTCTGTGTGCTATACCGCCCTTTATATGGCATTTTCTTCTAAGGAAAGCCCATTTACCATCCTTATCAAGATAACTCTCCGCTACTGCCCTTGAACCACTATCAAACTCATATGTAACCCAGCAATCCTTATATAATTCTGGAAGTGCATCATCAACCTTTGTCCAATCAGTCATAAGCCATCACCCCTTACTTCCTATTGCTGCATATCTCCTGAATGTATCTTCATTAGTTCTTCTTGCATCCTTAATTTTCTTACTGCTTGAAAGTTCTGGATGCTGTTCAACAATCTTCCTTCTAGTTCTTCCGATAGACTCTATAGTTGGCAGCTTATATCTGCTCATATTAAATAAGAATGTAGGTAATGTCATTTTATCTATGTCAACACCCTTTTCTTTACCAATCTTCTTATATACAAAGTAACACAGTATATTATCCGATTCTCTTGATTGTGGCTCATTCTCCAATATATCTTTAACTATATCCTGTATAGTTTCTAACTCTCCTAATTTCATACCTTAACCCTCTCAATCACATAACTAATAACAACTTCCGTCCTTGGATTTTCCTTATCATATTCAACCCTGCTGCCATCCATTGTTGCTATAATCTTGGAATTATCATCTGCAACAACTCCATAATGCACAAGCACATCACATAAAGCCTCATGCAGATTACAGAGGTCAACTTTTCTTCTCGTAGGCATATAATATACAGCCTGAACATTCACAGGTTTATCTATGGTTTCAGTCTGTGGCATAAATACAGCACAATCCTTTTCATACTGCTTATACAACTTACTTGGTATGATCCTCGGTCTGTCGCCTATCATAATAATCTGCTGGCTATTCTTCTTTGTTCTTGGTGGAATTCCTATTGTAAAAACTATATCCTCCATGCATCTCCTTTCTGCAAGGGACAGGCTGTGAATTCCCTATCCCCTGCAATACAAATGTTAAAAGAAGGCTGAATTTGTAATATATAATCTCCTTCTTGAAGTGCCTGTTTTTATTAAGAAATAACAACAAACTGTGTATATTCAGCAAGTTCTCTCTGCAAATACTCTTTTATGTTATTCTTGGCTTCAATCTTCCAAGCACCACCATCAGCTTCAAATAAAGCACATGCAACGCCCTCATATTTATCCTGCTTTATTCTAAATACAAAATTTGATGCTGGCTGGTCAACTTCTAAGAATGTTCTATAAGGTGTAAGCCTAACTGGATTAGGAACCACAGCATCACTCTTTGATGCTATGCCGGTCTTAATTGTGGCTTTCTGTGTAATGCCATCATCACCATACTCAGCAACAGTTCCTGCTTCAACTGTACCTGCAAATTTAAGAATTAAAGCTCTATCCCTTTCATCCAAGAACTTCGACTGTAAATTAATACAGAACTTCTCCTGGTTCATAAAAGTACCGAAATCAAAATTAGGCAATAATGCTTTCACGTTAACAAGATATTCACGCTTTCTGTTATCATCAAGTGGACTATAAAGAGTTACTTCTGTAGGACTTTCAACCTCAATAATCATCTTATCTGCCATTGTGTCAATACCACCCTTGATGTAATCTATAAGGCTTGTAAGGGTATTCATTGTAATATAATCAGCCTTTGGAATATCCTTCTTTAACAGATTCAATGATTTGTCAGAATATGTCTGAATTGTTCCATCAGGAAGTGTTACATTATGAATTCTTGCTTCACTTAATCCAACTATGTACTGTAATGCTTCTTTAATCATATAAATTTACCTTTTACCTTTCTTACATAACATTTGCTTTTCTAAAATCTACAACTGAATCATCAATAGTATCGCTTAACACTTCGCCTGTTGACTGATCTACTATGATTTTTCTTGATGTATCAACATTATCAACAGGACTTGCTGCAGTGTTTAAATCTGAAAAAGACATCTGTCCCTTAATCTGCTTGCCATATTCAGCAGCATATACTTCACCAGTCTTTAAATCCCTTCCGATAGAAAATGCTGTTTCCATTGGTGACTGTGGTGCTAATTTCTCAACAACTGAAATATCAACCTTAACATCATCCCTGTTCTCATTCTGAACAAAATCTAAAGTAATAGTTATCTTTCTTTTAACCTTAAAAGATGTATTAACATCCTGTAAGTTATCAACAACCCTGTTAAATGCCTTTCCAAACTTCTCCTGCAAAGCTCCACCAACAAGCTCCTGTAATGCAATCGTTTCCATAATCAAATATCCTTTCCTTTATTAGCTGAACAATGCCATCTGTGCATCATTATTTACATTCTGTGGTACCGGTGTTGTAGAATCAGGTGTAGCATTATCCTGCATCTGATCATGCTGTGGCGTTTCCTGTGGCTGTTCCATATCAATGATAGAATCATCATTCTCAACATAACTCTTAGAGCCATCCTCATTGATAACAGCCATATCCGCATCAAATGCATTCTGAAGCTCAATACTCATAATTCCCCACTTGCTTATTAACTGTCTCAGCATTGTTTTATATGCCATACCATCAAAGTCCTTACTCCAGAAAGTCCATGCAGTACCCTTGTCCTTATCTCTCTTATAACCCTGTGAGTACTTCAAGGCATGTGATTCCATCTGCTTCCTGCTCCAATAAAGAGCTTTCCTGAATCCATTAGTAAGCTCAAACATTGCATAATAACCAATTGTCTCTGCCTGTTCTCTGGCATCCCAGTCATCAACCATAAGCTGAACCTGTATATCTTCATTCAATGGGTCGAAGTACTGTAACTCACCCTTTTTAATAGCCAGAACATTAATTTTCTTATACTGTCCACTTCTGATTGCGAGCTGGATATATCCCTTATATCCTAACTGGAACTGTGCAACCTTGCCCTTTTCCTTGTCATTAAACGGCACCATGTAATAATGTCCTAACTGTGGCGAAGGAGAAAGCTTCAATGACTCTCCAAGAAGTGCAGCTGATAAAATACTCTGATTAGTACACTCTGAAAGTGCTGGATTAGTATTAACTGCTGATACAATTGAAGCGATAAACTTCTGTCCATCCCTGCCACCAATTACACTATTAATCTGATTCTTAACAGCATCCTGCGTAAGATATGCTGTAAGTCCCAGCTTCTGATTCTGTCTTGCTACCAAACTGTTATTAACCGCCATCTTATATCTCTCCCTTCGTTGCTTTCATAGCCTCATGAATTGAATTGCTAAGAAAATCTAAAAAGTCATTAATGTTATTCATCCTTTCTATGTTCTTGGCACGAACCTTATCAGATTTCTCTTCCAAAGTCTCTTTGTCCATTCTCGAAATCTCAACACACTTGTCTATCAGGTCATTTGCAAACTGTTCATTTACATGATTTGCAGCCATATCATGAAATCCTTTTAATATACCTGTTATCTCCGAAGCAAGATTTGGAATATTACCTTTAAATTCAACCACATTACCATTTGCAATAATCATTTTATTTACCTATCCTTTCCTAAACTGCCTTAAACTCTATATTTCTGCTATTAAAGAAATCCTTTAATGCAAGGGCATCTTCTGTTGTAAGATATGCCTGGAATGCTATCCACTGTTTTTCAGGTGTAGATTTTTTAAATGCTTTTGCATCCATTTCCCTGTCAATAACCGGTGGAATAAATTCTTCTGTAGTCGTATTATTTGCAACTGCCACCTGTTCAGCAGCCTTTCTTGCCTCTTCCTCTGCCTTACGCTTTGCCTGTTCCGCTTCCATTTCAGCTTTCTTCTTTGCCATATCTGCAAGCCTGTGAGCTTCATTTAAAGCCTTTCCAACGTCAAGAGTAGAAATATATGTCTGCTGTGCTTCAAAGGCATATTCAGGCAAATCCGCAAGTACATTCATATCATTATCAAACTTGTCAATAGCTTCATTGATAGCATCCTGAATTGATTTCATGGAAGTTGATGCGTTAAGCCATTTATCATCAAATATCTTTTCAAAACTCAACTGCTCAGGAACATTACACGAATTCCAATATTCCTTGATAGCAGTGCGCTTATCTTCTTTCTGCTTTTTCTCATACTCTTTAATCTGATTATCTATTACAGCAATAGGCTTGTCCGTAATACTTATAAGATCATTAATCTGCGTCTTAAACGCATTAAAAGGATTCATCCAAACCTTTTCTCTCTTAATTCTTTCATCATTAAGAGCTTTCTTGAGCTTATTAAGATTAGCTTTATCCACCTTAGCCTGTTTAATCTGCTCATCTGTGTATACCAATGTTTCATACATTGATACCTTTTCCATCAGCTCCTGTTTTAACTCCTCATAATTAAAAGTAAGCTGTTCAGGAACTGATACTTCATTAATTCTTAATTCCATCTTTTATACTCTCCTTATTACTTGTTAATCACAGTCAACACGAACAAATACATCATAGTAACCCGAATTGAACTGCAAAGCCTGTTCGTGTGTCTCAAAATACATATCAAGTCGATTACCCTTGATATACGAACCTCTATCCTGTACCTTATATGGTTGTCCATCAATGTAAATAATGGTTCCCATAGGGATAACGTCCGTGTCGGCTGCTATTGAAAATCCTTGTTTTAAAATCTCACCACTGGCACCAGTAACAGGCTTTCCACGTCTGACACTCGCCCAGTAGCCACAACACTCATCACAACCGCAATAACCAGTTATATAAAACTGTCCTATGCTTGTATAAATGTCGTAAATCTCTCCTGCTGCCTCTGATTCAATCTCTTCATCATAAACATCCTGAAGCTGTTCCATAGGTTGAGCTTCCACCTCTCTAATATCTTCAGGTATCAGATATCGTGTGTAGCCTTTAAATAACCCTATTGCCAAAGCTATCATTGCGGCAGCAGTAACAACATATGTAACAATTCTATCTTTCAAATTAAGCCTCCTATATCTCTGGTAATATTAATGACGGGGGCTGTCTCGCCTTAACACGCTCCCAGAACTTTCTTTCCTCATGTTCAAGATAATCAATATCCTGCTGAACATCTGACCTCTCCAAGTGATAGTTTCTTAGCTGCTGATAGATTTCTCTGTCTTCAAACTTCCAAGTAAGCATTGCTGTCAAAATTGCAAATTCGCAATCCTGCCTTACCATGAAGTAATGTAAGAGCTGGCAATAGTAATTCATTGGTATCTGATCATGCCACTTTTCTTTATGCATACTGCTTACTATCTCTGTTGTCTTACATTCCCATATGCCATGCCTGCCGGTTTCTTTCTCCACCAGCCAACCATCAAGCGAAGCTGCTGCAAAAGGATAATCACTGTTAAGCCATGAGTTATTTTCTTCATAAAGAACCTCATACTTAGGATAGTTCAGAGCAAAGAGCTGTCTTATCAATGGCTCTGCTGCCACACCATACTGAACATAGGGCTTGTCTGATATGTCAGGCTGTTCCATAGCTCCGACCTTGATGTTATAAAGATCCGTATTAGACATATATGGATTCTGTCCTATTATTGCCGAGGAATCTGAACCACCGATATAACGCTTTCTGTGTTCAAGCCATTCTTCTCGGCTTTTAAGTATCTGCATCTCAATCACTTTTAATAACCACTCCCTCTATATCTGCAAATCTTTTGGCATTGATGAAGTAGGACCATCTATTTTCACTGGTTTTAACTGCATATCCCCAAGGGAAAACACCCTGCTGCAATCCCAATCGGATAGTACTTACTCCCATATGCATAAGAGAAGCAACATCTGCCACACTGATAGTTGATATTGCACCAGCATTCTTTATCAGTTTTCGTTCTCGCTCTTCATCCTGCTCAAAATAATCAGGTGCAAGTCCAAGTGCTAAAGCTATCTCTTCCTGAGCCTTAGAAGGTGGTACAACCTGGTTGCTTAAATACATGCTTACTGAGCCTTTACTTTTACCAATCAACCCTACTACCTGTGCCTGATTAATATTTAATTCATGCATAGCTTCTTTTAGCTTTTCACCAAAACTCACACACCCACATCCCTTCTGTTATTTTTTCTTATCATTCTTGCTGATTAAGACCAGTGTCATGCATATAACAATTGTCATAATCACCGCTGTCCAATTCATCTATAATTACCCCTTTCCATTTATCTCAACTATTAATTATTACTAATCATACTCAGGTGTAAGCCTTACTCTATAACCATCTGCTGGTGTGATAAGTTCCTTTGTTATTTCAGCGATGGTTTTAGGGTTATCCTCATCCGTTTCAACTACTATTCTTGTGTAGCCTCTGATTTCTTCATTCCATTGTGCAGCCTTTGATTTCTCAGCTTTGGGTACTGTCAGAGTCACATCACAATCATCATGGCTGATAATCTCTGTATCAGATATGACTGCTAACACTCCACCATCCTTATCTGTTACAGTTATCTGCTCAAACTCCTCATTTCCTATAATCATCTGTCTCGCTCCTTTCAAAATAATTATGTAAGATTAGACCCAAAATAATATTTTTAAAGCTGTGTCCTTGCATTCACTAATTCTGCAAGAGCCTTTACCTTATTTGACAATGCGTTTGACGATTCAAGATCATTGCCTTTTTCTGCCATATCAATAATGTTGTTCGATAAAGCCTCAATCACCTTGTCAACTCTGTTTTTCGTGGTGATTGCCTTATCTTCCAATAAATCCATCTTTTCTTCATAACTCAACTGTCTTTTCTCTGATTCAGATAAGAAACTAATAATTTTATTCCATGCATCTGACTGTTGAATTAAGCACCAATCGTCATTGTGTACTGAGAAATACACTCTTGTTGAATCAGAATTAACAAACTGTTCTGTAGTTATTTCCATCTGCTCACTCCTCTCGTCTTAAATTAATTATGTAAGATTGCTTTTGATTTGATATAGTTTCTAATTTCTTTTTGTGATATACTTTTTCAAAAAAGTAAAGGTGACGAGTATGTACTTATTGATTGTTTTTCTTATTCTCATTATTGGAAAATTTTCTTTAAATTTTTTTAGGCTTGTTGCAACTGCAATAATGTTCAAAATATTTCGTAAACATCCTAAAAACATTGCTCAATTCTGTGTTTTTGTAACATTTCTTTTTGACTCCGCTAATACACAAAAAATTGTTATGTACAAATCTCGTATTAATGGCATTAATCAAATGCATAGAGATTACATATCAAATTGTCTGGGCAGTGCAGATGCCAATGATGAACTCAGTATAGTTTTTCAAAAAACAATAGGAGTTTATATCTTTCGCATGTTGCAAGCTATAAATCCCTTTTATTGGTTATTCCTTCCAAAATACATACTGTTGTATTTCAACATCAACGCTCCTAAAATAATCCAGTACCCATTACAACTGATGTATTGGTGTGTAAGTTTTGGTGCTGCATACATCCTTGAAAAATATCTTGATTCTCATTTTCAAGATTTCTTTCAGCAAATAATTGATATGCTTCCATGATAAATGCCCTTATTTTTTCTCTCTCTTTACGATTTCTGCACTTGCGAAGTCTTATTGTTTCATCAAACATTGCCTGATACAGAATTGCATCTATTCTTTCTTTATTTGTTTCTGTAAACACTGGCTCGTTTAATTGATTCATCTACTCACTTCCTTCTTCTATATTTAGTATGAAAGATTGCATTCCCAAAACGCCTCCTTCATCTCGCTTTATTCACTATTGCTTGAACTTCTGTGATATACTTTTTAAAAACATGGGAAGGAGGTGATATCTTGACCGCCCTTTCTTCTAAAGCCTTAGAAATTCTTCAAGGTATTGATCAAACAGAATTTACTAATTCTGATTTAACGAATAATGGTTTTTCTAAAGGCGAAGCGCAGCTCGCAATTAAAGAACTTGAAGATGAATGTTACATATACATTATCGGTCACTACTTAACTGGAAATGTAACATTTAAACTTTCTTAGCTTTCTAGCCCTTGATGCTCCAACATCTTGGGCTATCTTTCCAATCTTTCAAGCTGTACTAAAACATCATTAACAAACTCACTCTTGTCGCTTTCATCACCTTCATCTGGAATGTTTAAGTCATCTACTGTTAACAGCAACTTTGGTTCATCCTTAAAATTCATTGTTGTATCATGCTTAAATTCAAGTTTTACAACATGGTTTCCATACAGCTTTCCATCAATCATCACACGGGTTTTTCCTCCGCTTGAAAATATCAATATGTCTTTTTTCACCCGTTATCACTCCTCTCTATGCAAAGTTGAATTTTATTCAACTTTAATATTAAAAAAAATATCATCTCTTTGCTTATCAGACAGATTTAACATCTTTTTTAAAACAACAATTTCTGATGCCTTAAACTCTGTAACATTATCAATTTTCATATACAAAGCACCGCGTGATATTCCTAATACAGTTGCTATATGCGTAACTGATATTCCAGACTCTTTTATAGCTCTTTTTAATTCCTTAGAGTCAGTCAAATCTATATGCCTCCTTTCAGGTTGAATTTAATTCAACTCATTAGTATATTACCTCTCAGTTGAATGTCTGTCAACTATTTTTTATAAAACTGTTGAATTTAATTCACGCCTATGATATTATCTAACCAAGAAAGGCGGTGCTTAAGATGGACTTGCAGAGTAAAATTGGCATTAAAATAAAAGAACTGCGTGAATACAAACAATTATCTCAAACACAACTTGCCGAAATAATTGGATATAAAGACAAAACATCTATAGCTAAAATAGAAGCTGGAAAAGTAGATTTGCCACAAAGCAAAATCATAGCTTTTTCAAAGGCTCTTGATGTAACACCTTCATATTTATTAGATGACATTGTAATAGACTCCGTAATGGGTAATGATGAGCAATCAACTATACCACGAGTAATGCAATATGCTAAAAAATTTAATGAACAATCATCAAATCTCACTACGCCACCAATCCTGCAGTACTTTGAAAAACTAAACGACCTAGGCAAGAAAGAAGCCACTAAACGTGTTGAGGAACTTACATATTTGCCACAATACACCAGCACCACTCTTCTCAATGCTGCTCATGCTTATGAGAATGCAAGCGAAGATGATAAAATGCATGATGAAGATATCATGAATGATGATAAGTTTTGGAATAGTATATAAATACTTTTTACATAATTATATATAATATATAAATAATAACACGGAGGTATTAAACTATGAGTCAGAAAGAACAACTATTACAATTAATTGACGATATGCCTGAATATAAGATTGGATATGTACTTGCTTATGTCCAGGGTATAACTGCTGATGAGGATGACGACGATGAATTCTGCGAAAATCTATACCAGCACTATCTTAATTCAGAAGACAAAGATGAGAGCTTTTCATTTGATGAATGTAAAAAGGAATGGGGGCTTGATTAATGTATAATATCATAATCAAAAAACCAGCCAAAAAATTTATTGAAAAATTACCTAAGAATGATAAGCAGCGAATTATGGATGCTATTGGAAAATTACCAGATGGTGACAATATTAAGAAGCTCAAAGGTCATGATTATATATATCGTCTGCGTGTTGGTAATTTTAGAATCCTCTATACAGTTAATGATAACGAATTGATTGTTGTTGTAATAGATGCTGGAAACCGAGGACAAATATACAACAGATATTAATTTAATAAATACATAACATATTAATTGGAGCTGATTTACATTGAATTATGAGGATTTGCTAATCGAAGCTGATAATAACCAGCTTGTTACTAAAGAATTTCCTTTACAAGCCAATGCTGGCAGAATCAAAGGAAATAGAATTGCAATTAAGAAGGATATTCCAACTCAGACAGAAAAAGCTTGTGTCCTTGCGGAAGAGCTTGGCCACTATTACACTTCCACTGGCAATATTCTTGATATGGAAGATGTACGAAACCGCAAGCAAGAGTTACGTGCAAGATTTTGGGCTTACAATAAGCAGATTGGACTTCAGGGGATTATCGCTTGTCACAATTCCAATTGTAGGAACATTCATGATATGGCAGAACATCTGAATGTAACTGAAGAGTTTCTAATTGATGCCATAGATTGCTACCGCTCCAAATATGGAATGTCTGTTGCAGTAGATAATTATATCATTGTATTCGAGCCTGCACTTTATGTTGTAGAGCTTTTTGAATAAATATATTAACAAAAGGGGAAGAAATTATATGTCAAAGAAAAAAACTGTAGTTTATTACGGAAATACACCACGTAACCCTCAGGCTGGACGTATTACATGTCCTGCATGCGGTTCATCTAATCTGCAAGCTATTTCAGATACACATGGACAAGGCGCAAAATGTTGGAAACTTTTCTGCTTTGGCTTTCTTGGGTTATGCGGAACTGGTAAAACAACAACTGATCATTATTGGGTATGTGCAGATTGTGGATGCAAAACAAAGATATAA